CGTCTACAATTCTCATTTCTTATAAATATCATTAGGAAACGAAAAAGGTTTTCTAAATGGTTAAAACCAGAAACACATAATGCGGTTGATGTGGTGAAAGCATACTATGGATATAGCAATGAGAAAGCAGAGCAAATCCTACCACTTTTATCACCTGACCAGATTAAAGAATTAGAAAAAAAGGTGAACAAAGGTGGAAGAAAATAATTTAGTTACATGGAGTCCTGCGACAATGCTAGAGGTCACTCTGGCAGAACCAGATGACTTTCTCAAAGTCAGAGAAACACTTACTAGGATAGGTGTTGCATCAAAGAGAGATAATAAACTTTTTCAATCATGTCATATCCTGCACAAGCAGGGACGATACTACATTGTACATTTCAAGGAACTATTCATGCTTGATGGGAAGAAAGCAAACCTTGAAGAGTCAGACATGCAAAGAAGGAATACAATAGCAACATTGCTATCCGACTGGGGATTACTAGAAATCCAAAACAGTGAAGTAGCAAAGGAGTGCGCTCCTTTGAGACAAATAAAGATTATTGGATTTAAGGAGAAAGACCAGTGGGAGTTATGTCCGAAATACAACATTGGAAACAAGTAGACTTCAATAGTCATGTATTAGACATCCGTGATAAGAAACACTGGTGGACTAAGATTGATGTTGACTGGTATTCTTGGGATAGTCACTTAGCATTGATTGATACTCATCCAGACGAGGTATGTGACTGGAACAGAGATAAACAAAGACTTGCTTGTAATAACTTTCATAATAGACCATCTGCTCCACAGTTTGCAAAAGATATCTGGAATGATATGAATAACTACTTTGTGCCACCTGCACCAAAGAAAGCAAAGTATGAGAAAGGTCACCCTCATATTACAAACATAGCATTTACTGGGTTTGGAAGAAATTCAGATTCCTACCCAAGACACAAGGACAATATGGATGTCTTCTTAATACAAGTATTAGGAGATATTCCTATTAGGATTGGTTATGGTGAAGAAGAGTCAAACGATGACGAACTTACCGTTATGAAACCAGGCGATGCAGTCTGGATTCCTAGAGGAACTTACCATCAACTATATCCACAAAGCAGTCGATGCACTTTCTCATTTGGATTTGAAAGTGATGATGACTGCGACCCTGCATTTTTTATATAAAAAGTAGGTTTTTTTTCATATAAGGCTTGAAATAAAAAAATTAATCCTTATATATAATAGTAGGGATGTCACAGGTGTGAGTCCCAATTCATCTTGCTAAATTAAAATAGGAGATAGAGCGACATGACAAAATTAGAAATTGGAAAAAGTATTTTCCCTAGGTCTGCATTTATTGGTTTCGACCATATGTTGCAGGAACTCGATTACGCAACTAAACACGCAAATGACCATTATCCCCCTCACAATATTGTGAAGGAATCGGATGATGAGTATATCATCGAAGTCGCAGTTGCAGGGTTTGCTGAATCTGAAATAGATGTAGAGCAAAAGGAAAGGTCTCTTACCATATCTGGTAAACATGAGTCCAGAGACCGTGAAGTAATACATCGTGGCATTAGTACACGAGCATTCAAACGGCAGTTCAGACTTAGTGAGTATGTCCAAGTAACTGGTGCAACTCTCAAGGACGGTATCCTTGCAGTAACTCTGAAGTTAGAAATCCCAAAAGAGAAGCAGCCTCGTAAGATAAAAATTTCTTAACACGAGGAACAAAATGAAGAAACTCATCGAAACCCTAGGGGGTAGCGATGGCGTGGCACACATACTACTTTTATGTGGGTGCGTAGCACTCATGGGAGTAGCAATGAAACCGCTTTTCACCCCACTGGGTTAATCATAAACAGAAGGGGATGGGCAACTGTCCCCTTCACTATATAATGATATGAAAGCATATATGATAGTCGATTTTGATAACCCAGTATCCATGCGATACTCTGAGGTTGCTATCGATAGTTTTCAACCTGCGATACAAAGAGGTTTAATCTCTGAGATTATTCCTACTCAATGTATCAAAAGAGATTCTCTTTCAACTGTTAAGAACGATTATAACTTTCGTGTATCTAAGGCAACGATAGATGGTAGTGATGGGAATCAGAAGGAAATGTCTGGTTCTGAAATTGCAGGTATGTGTTCTCACTGGGAACTCATGCGTAGACAAAGATATGAAGATAGATTCTTCATTATGGAACATGATGCATATCTTCTTGATGTAGATAATTTTGAGATATCTTACAACTTAATGTTAGAACATGACTTGTGTTATGCTAACTTAGGATTGTATATGTCTTGTTATTCTTACAACAAGAGAACTGCTCAATGGTTATATAATGAACTAATTCATAATCAGTTTCCTATCAACTCAGGGCCTTACATCACAGTAGAGAGACTGTTGAAAACTTTTATAACACATTATCTGAAGAAAAGACCTGAGTATAAACTCAATAAGTATTCTTTTTTACAGACATTTAGGAATCATGAGATATCTACACTAGGTAAGTCTCCACAAGATTTATTTGACATTACTAACTTTACTAATGTAGAGAGAAATAATAATAGATTTAGAGATATCTACAGAACACCATCAACTCAATGTTGGCATCCAGAATGGGGAGTAACCCAAGAACATATCAATTATAGAAAGCAACACACTCTACATTACTTTTTCAAGAGATTAGATGAAGAAATATAAAGACGCAACACCAGAGCAAATAAAAGAGTGGCATGAGACTGAAGGTAAATGGTGGGCAGATAGAGGACTTGCAATCGTAGCAATAGCATCTGTTCTACAGTTCTTGACATTATTTACAATGGGTGCTATCATGTATGGATTAGATAATATCTTTGGCATATAACGCTTGACAATTTCATTTGGGTCTAGTATAATAGACCACTATAGCATGAGGTAAACATGAAATTTTATACATCCGTTGAACGGTATGGTAACCGCATACTCTATCGTGGGTATGATGGTGCAGAAAGAATACAGAAACGAGTTCCGTTCAAACCTACACTATTTGTCGATGGCAAGGGAGACTGGTCTACCTTAGAAGGTAAACAGGTTGCCCCTCTAGAGTTAGACTCTATGAAGGATGCCACCGACTTCATCAAACGATATGAGAATATCGACACCGTAAAGATATACGGTATGAACAATATGGTGCATCAGTTCATCACTTATGCATTCCCCAATGATATCAACTTTGACCCCAACCAGATTGTAGTATCGACTATCGATATTGAGGTTGCATCTGACCAAGGATTCCCTGAACCAGATGTTGCCAATCATCCAGTCATCTCAATCTGTATCAAATCATCCAAAGAAGATTACTTCCGTGTCTGGGCATTAGGTGACTATGAACCCAAAGACAATGAGATATACAACAAGTGTGAGAACGAACTACAACTGCTTGACTCCTTTCTAAAGTATTGGGAGAAGCACGGTTCACCAGATGTGATTACTGGTTGGAACAGTAAGCAGTTTGATATTCCTTACCTTGTTAACAGAACAAGAAAAGTTATTGGTGACGAGTCCGTCAAGAGATTCTCGCCTTGGGGTGTAGTATCACCTCGCACAGTCCGTGGTAAGATGGGACGCAGAGATGTGGACACCTATGACCTTATGGGTATTGCCCAACTTGATTACTATGACTTGTATCAGAAGTTTACTTACACCCAACAAGAATCCTATCGACTAGACAACATTGCATTCGTAGAACTAGGTGAACGCAAACTATCATATGAAGAGTATGGTGACTTGCACACTTTGTATCAGAATGACCACCAGAAGTTTATTGAGTATAACATTCGTGATGTAGACTTGGTTGACAAACTCGAAGAGAAACTAGGACTGATTAGTCTTGCAATGACTCTTGCCTACAAAGGTGGTGTCAACTATGAAGATGTTCTTGGTACTACTGCTATCTGGGACTCTATCATCTATCGTATCCTAAACAAGTTCCAAGTCGCAGTGCCACCCAAAGTAGAGAAGAGTAAGTCCAAGTATGAAGGTGGATATGTCAAAGAACCCCATGTAGGTTCTCATGAATGGGTAACATCCTTTGACCTGAACTCACTGTATCCTAATATTATTGTACAATACAATATGTCACCTGAGACTGTGGTCGATGGTCTGACCTCTACATCTGTAGAGCATATGTTGCGTAAGCAAACACCAAGTGACCAGAACTATGCACTTGCCCCCAGTGGTGTACGATTCACTCGTGAGAAGGAAGGTATCATTCCTGCGGTGATTCGTCAATACTATTCTGAGAGGAGAGTCATCAAGGATGAGATGCTGAAGGCACAACAAGAGTATGAAGAGACTCCTACCAAAGCATTGTCTAATCGTATCTCTAATCTAAACAATCAACAGATGGCAATTAAGATTTTGATGAACTCATTGTATGGTGCATTGGGTAATCGTTGGTTCAGATACTTTGACCAAAGAGTTGCAGAGTCAATCACACTCGGTGGTCAGTTATCTATTCTATGGGCAGAAAGAACTGTCAATAAAGAAATGAA